TCCTCGTGGTCAGGTGTCTCCATAAGGCGAGCAATCTTTAGTGCAGTCATACACAGGATTGCTTCCGTAGGTGTCACCTCTTTGTCTAGTATCACAGACCATAGGCTTGCGATACGNTGGTGGTTTTCAAGAACAGTCCCGTAGTCCTGCCCTCTTGCAATCACAGCATCCATTGCTGTCTGCAATACAACATCTTTCTTCATTACATTTTTTCCTGCTTCTATAATTTCTTCTATGGTTCGGTGACAACCAATACACACAAGGTCGTCACCCAACTCACAGACATTAACACATCTACTCAATTAAGTCAACCTCATACACACGAAAGTCACCACTGTAGGGTTCTTCATTCTTCCACTGTCCAAGGTCAGCAAGATGTCGAGCATACTCAAACTTATCCATACCTGCTGGTATGTTGTCAGCATCAAACTCTACATACATATCAACTTCCATTGTGCCTTTGGCTAGGTATTTCTTACCCATGATAATAGTCCTCATCAGTTACAATGTCAATGTCAGTCCACATCTCTAAGGTGGTGTTACCATTGACAGACACAGGGAACATAGAGACACGAACACGATTGTCCATGTCTCTGTAGATGTTGATGTCGTGGTATTCGTCCACAGGAAACCAATCATCTTCTCCGTCCCAATAGTTCTTATCAACAATCTCTTGCGCCATCTGTGTGGCTTTTTTAATCAAGTCATTAGGCATCTTCTAACTCCCGTTCTTCCTGCCAGTCTTCCCAGTCTTGCACAATCCAAGGCAGGTTATCTAGCACATGCTCTGGTATGTAATCCTCTGGGTGTTCGTCCATAAATGTATCCCACGATTGATAATCATCACCTGATGCATAACCTGCAAAACACATGCCATCTTCTTGAAAATACAACTCAAAATCATAGTCGTATTTATCCATGCCTGCTTGTAATGCAGATACAGGTGGTGACCACGCAGTGCTGAATGTTAGATGTAATGTGTCACCATCTAGTGAAGCATGGGCAACATCATAGATGTCCCACTTAGTTCCCCAGTTATTCACACACCAATTATAATCCCAGCCATAGCTGGTTTCATCTGTGTATGGACACAATACCTCCAAGAAGGCTGGTTCATCGTCCTGCTTCAGACAGGTCATCAGACGCTGTAAGAAACCTTTATTTTTTGATGTAATAGTTAGGTGATTAAGACAGTCATTAGGCATTTGATTTCTCCAATTCTACCCATTCAGTTTCCCAAGCTACGCCAGTGCATAACTCGTCAAGCGCAGTCTCGAAAGCCTCGACTTCACGCCAAGTCTCGAAGTAATAGGTATATTCACCTACTGCATTTGATACATATATATTATACATTTTTACGCTCCCATTCTTCCTTCATTTTAATTGCACAATATACAATAACAGCACCAAGCCATAATTTAATAATAGTCATATCATATCCTACTCTATGAGTCAAGTTTATTTAGTAAGTCTTCAAAGTCATCAAAGCCAATGACCTCAAAGCGTGGTTCGACAGTCATGCCATCGGCACACCACTCCACAATATCCTGTATATCCTCAACTGTGGACACACAATCAGTAGAGTCACCATCGTCTGTGCTACCTAGCACCAACCCCCGACCAGCGAGGGGCTGTGGATAGCCTTTGAGTTTGAAAAATTTCTGGTCTTCTACATACAGTCCTTCATCGTCCACATAGAGAGTGTCCGCCATTGCTGTAACTACAACCCTATAGACTGTTGTAAATAAGTCACACTCCAGCAAAGAATAAATATCTTTGTAGTCGCCAGAGTAGTCCACCGCTTCAATCGTTTGGGTGAACGGGTCAATCAGTATTGCTTGCATCATTTAATATCCATTCCTTCGTTATATTTATTCCAATAGCCGCAACTATACAATAGTTCACGGGCTTGTTCCTGCGCTTCTTCAATCAGCTTGCTTGTGTATGGTTTTGTATCATAGTCAATTTCTGCGTATGCCGCAAGCAGTAACTCACACAAGGCTTCAGCCGACACAGTTACAGTGTAATTGTTAGACATATTCATCTCCCTTCAGCATCACCCATTCTTTTGCTTGTTGTAATAAATCTAGAAGCTCGTGGGCATCACACCCACAAATCACATCATCTCCATTTTCGCCTGAATAGTAGGGCATACACCACTCGACAGGTGATACAAGGGACTTTCTTTTGTAGTCATATAATGCCACTTCTACATAGTCTGTAACATGGCTGGTTGCAATACCTTGTGATATAGACAGGCTGTATCGGTTTGTTAATATCAACTTAATGTTCTGGTTTTGCATAATAAATTCCTCTTATGTTATCAAAAATTCTTCAATCAATTCCCATACATAGTATGGTTCAAACCTAGATAGTTTCGCTACTTCTTCAATGTCTTCTTGTGTCAGATAGCTATATCCCCAATCAGGACAGTCATACTTAATCCTATCGCCCTCTTGCCAGAACATATCTGCATCAGTCACCCGCATCAGGTTGTCATACACATCCATTGCATGTTCCCTGCGGTTTTCGTAAGCCATTTCAGCACCATAGTCGTGCCAGTCATCTTCGCTCATTAGCATGTTAAACCTCCATAGTTTCTAGCCAGTAAATGTATTCATTTAATTCTTCTACCAACATCTCCGCCTTGTGTTTTGCTTCATAAGCATTTTGTCTGTCAGGTAAATTGTCAAACTTTTCTACCCTATCCTTTAGGATATTAAAGACACCATCAACATAGGCAACAAGCCAATTCATTTCATCTTCTAGCTGTGCCTCATATGCCGCTTCTAAACTCATTGCAAATCTCCATTTCAATGTAATTGAGCCAGTTAGTCGGGACAGCATAACACATACCANCCCGACCCACAAGCACAATTATCCAGCTAGGTTGTGCAATTCACGTTCACGCTTACCGCCCTCAATATACAAGCTACGCTTGCCAAAGTGGAAGCCAGTCATACTTGCCCCACGCTTCACACCAAATCGGCGGATAGCTATTCGCTTACGATACAAGCCTTGAATACCAGCAATGTTAAAGCGGAAGCCAACTGTGTTGTCGTTAAGTGGTGAAATACGCATATCAAAATCTCCATAGTTAGTTGCGTTAAAGTGTGGACTGTTTAGAGACAAATCCAAGTCTTATCTAATCTGTAGTGAGTTTTATCTAACCTTTCACAAATGCTCAAGGTTAGTAAAACACATCTACATATTAGCCAATTACAAATCCAGTGTTGTCTTTCTTGGCGTCACCTTTAGCATACAAGGCAACGACATAACCCTTCGGGTCTAGGAAGCGCAAGTCGTCCTTGTCACCATTCAGCGTAGCTGAGTCGATAGGCAACGGGTGTTTGGTTGTAGGATTGCGGAACACCACAGCCATGTTAGCACCAGTGGCTTTGTGTGCATCAATAACCTGCCAAGCATACTCAGAATTGGCTTCACTGTAAGACAGTGTAAGGTGATAGTTACTAGGCAATGTCTTATAGACACGCTTCACAATCTTGGTGTAGTCGTAGAATTGAACAGTCGGAAACTCCGTTTCCATATCCAGATAGTTTTCCCACATAATATCACTTGTGCCATTCAGTCTTACGACTGGCTGGATACCACGCTTCTCACAATACCTTGTGAACTTGGCAATGTCAGTCCGTAAAGTTTCAAGAAACTTCTGGCGGTCATCACGCCACAGCAGGGTCTTACGNATACGACCAGCTTGAACAGAGTTCATCTTGCCACGNCCAGCAGTGTATAGACAAGCTGTTTTACAGCCAGCAGTCTCAGCCATAGCACAAACATTGATTCCATCAACATTGTCAGCAGGAGCAAGGTATAGGATAGCAGTCAGATACTCTGACCCGTCACCTTTAACAGTCTTGGCATTATTGCCAACGGATAGTAATTTGTAATTAGGCATTGTCAAATCCTTTCTAAGGGTAACATCTATATACTTCACAAATATTCAGTATATAGTGTTACGCCTAAGGGTTAAGAGTTAAGCACCAATTCCTAAGTAAAACTTAGGGTCAGCTTTACAGAATTGCTTGGCATGGGATACCGACTTAAAGTATCTACGATACTCAGGGTTGACACCTGATAGGGCAATCCATTTGCCTTTAGCAAATTCCAATGTGCCGATAGGCTTGCCATTGTGTGTTATGATGCGGAAGCCCTTGGCAAGTTTTTTGAATTGAAAATTCATAGCAGTTTTCTCCTGTGTTAAGCTACGCTTAGTGATGTGACCAGTATCTACGATACTCAGGGTTGACACCTGATAGGGCAATCCATTTGCCGTTAGCAAATTCCAATGTGCCGATAGGCTTGCCATTGTGTGTGATGATACGGAAGCCTTTGTCCAGTTTTTTGAATTGAAAATTCATAGCAGTTTTCTCCTGTGTTAAGCTACGCTTAGTATC